GCGTAGTCGCCGCTGCTGCCGATCTTGGCGGAGTTGCCGCTGCTGCCGATCTTGGCGTAGTAGCCGCTGCTGCCGATCTTGGCGTAGTAGCCGCTGCTGCCGATCTTGGCGTAGTCGCCGCTGTTGCCGATCTGAGCGTAGTTGCCGCTGCTGCCGATCTTGGCGGAGTTGCCGCTGCTGCCGATCTGAGCGTAGTCGCCGCTGTTGCCGATCTGAGCGTAGTCGCCGCTGCTGCCGATCTTGGCGGAGTCGCTTTCAACAGTTGAGCTTGGCGCGTTTACAATTGTTTCTTTCTTGATATAATCGATGCAGGCGTTAACAAATCCTGCCAAGCCAAGCTTTATGCCAATGTGAAGCTTTTTCGTGGCAAATTTCCCGTCATCACCCGATACAGGCTCTTCTAAAGATTCGACTGCTGCAAAGTCGCTGATTTTTCCGCTATCATTTACAAGCGGGTAAAAATTAAGCACATCAAAAGGATTAACGCAATAATGCATCATACCTTTTTCACAAATCTTGCCGCCCTCTTCTTCATAGTCTGTGTTTTCCTGATACTGTTTCCCTTTGCAGATCATGCCGGGGTCAAAGGCTTTGTAGCCGTTCAAATTATCCATTGTTTTCCTCCATATAAACGTAAGCGGTTTGGACGCCAAACTCCCGCGCGGCCTGATGGTCGTCAAAGAACACGTCGATGCGGTTTTCCTTGATCGCGCCGCCGCAGTCCTCGGCGGTGTATGTATGGCTCGTGCCGTCGGCAAAGTAGATCGTGACGGTGGAGCCGTAAGGAATCACGCGAGGGTCAACTGCAATCGTTCGCCCCTCGGTGGCGGTCGTGCCGGTCGCCGTGATGCCGTCCGTCTTGCCGCAGCACTTCACACATGGGCAATATGCGGTCAGCTTAAATTCGCCAAGCGGCTCGCCGATGGTAAGTTCCGCGCATCCTTCTGCGGGCGTGTCCTCGCCGGGGAGCTTGCCCTCGATGACCGGCGGCTCGCCCTTGTACGGCTGCCCGGTGGTTTTGACCGTCAGCACCGCAAAGAGGATCAGCAGCGCCGCGAGGAACAGGCAAACGGCGGCGATGCGAGCCGAGGCGTCGGCCTTGCGCTGCTCGCGTGTGCGTCGGTCGCGCCTCATGCCCTGCCCTCCAGCTTGTCCAGCGCCCGCATAAACCAATGCGTCACGGTGCCGATGCCGATAAAGATAAACAGTGTGTTCATTCCTTTTCTCCCCTCTTCTCGTTCGGCACAAGGCCGACAAACTCAAGGCCGCGACCGCGTGCGTAAATCTCGCCCATGATCGTCCCCAGCTTTACAGGGTCAGGCGGCGTGACCCAAATGATTTTGTACTCTGGCTTTTTTCTCATTGCCTTTTCCTTTCTTCCGTGCTACAATAAGCACGGACACAATATCTTGTGGTGAGATTTGTCCCACCCGCCCCGCTCGATGCTGCAACATTGGGCGGGGCATTTTTTACTGCCCGTCGCTGGATTTTAGAAGCGCGTCCACGGTCACGCCGTAGTGCTTTGCCAGCTTCTTGACTTGGCGCGGGTGCGGGTGGCACACGCTCTCTTTCCAGTTTTTGATCGACGTCTGCGATACGTCGATTTCTTTTGCAAGACGATAATTCGTCTCGCCGCGCTCAGTTTGCAGTCGAGCCAGATTTTCAGGAAAACTCAATTCATTAACTCCTTTCTAAGTATTGCCCCCTTTACTTCCCGCGTGGTAAAATGGAGTATTGAAAGGGGGTGAAATCTTGAATTCTGTTGAAAAGTATGCGTTTGATACCGCAAAAGAAATCGTCATCGCCAAAATGACAAGCTCAACAACATCTTCCGACAAAGCCGGTGGGAAAAATGTTGCTGATTTCTTCGAGGAAATCTACGACCGCCTGTTGACCCTGTCTAACAGCAAAAACTAACCCTTCTGCATATCAGCCAACACCTGTGCGACCGCTGCAAGAGCTTCCACCTCTGCGGCGGTCGAACTCTGTTTCGAAAACCTCTCAACAACCTCGATCAGAGCGTTCTCCAACCGTTCGTTAATAGTAGCGTTCACTTTTTCACCTCCAAAATTAGAGTATTCTATTGACAAATTGGAGCAATGGTGATACTCTAAGTTTGCGACAACTATATGTTTCTCACCAGCTCGATTTGTCGGGGTGGTTCGGTCTTTTATTGCCTGTCCACGGTTTTTAGTATACTCCAGACTTGAGTATTTGTCAATAAAGACTTGACCGTTGGATTGCACAAGTATAGAGGATTGAATTTATGCCATTTACTCAAAACTTCAATTACTGCATGGAGCAAAAGAAATACACCGCGTACAAGTTTGCAAAAATAATTGGCGCGAGTAACCAGGGCGTTTTGAATTGGCAGTCCGGAGAGTGCATTCCATATCCAAAAACCCGCCAGAAGATCGCCGACCATTTCGGCATCACGCTTGCCGAGCTGGACGGTGACGATCTTCCCGTCCTGCCGCCGCAGGGCGCAAAAAAAGCCCCCGATCCGAAGACCGAGGGCGTAAAAAAAGCCCCCGCCACAGAGGGCGAGGGCTATACGGAGTTGCAGAAGGCCGGTATTCAGTTTGTGTTGTCATTGCCGCCGGAAAAGCTGGAGCGGTTTATAAAAATGGGCCGCGCTGCTTTTGAGGAAGACCAATGAAAGAAATCATCATTTCACTCGGCTGTGCTGCTATTTCCGGCATTGTCGCATGGGTCGTTGCAAAACAGGCGGCAAAGGCAGAAATAAAGAAGCTGCAAACAATATGGGCGCACGAAAAGGAAACGGCCTGCGATGCCGATTTTGACAAAATGGTATCTGCCGTTTCCCTTTACGCAAAATACCCGTCTCCGAATGATTTCCATGCCGCGACCGATGCCGTCGCCGTTTATCGGGCAAAGGCAACCGGGGGAATAGCGGTCGAAATTGACAAACTCAGCGGATTGATAGAGCGGTTCAGCCCAAATTGTGACGCGATCTTGAAGCAGTTAAATGCCGTGATCGAGTGCAAGCGGAAAGCCAACGGTTAAAATGCGGCCTTTCCGGCTTCGCCCTCTTTCCAGAACATTTCAAGTTCCCCGGTAAACAGGTTTCGCGCCATTCGGTAAAGCTCGGTCATTGCGGTCTCGCGATCCATGCCGTCACATTCCAGACCGATTTCATACTCGGCGCCTTTTTCTTTACTGATCGCCCAAATTTTCATTTTAGAGCCTCCATGATTTTTTGAAGTTGTTCGTCGGATAACTTTTGTATCAGGTCAAAGGCTTCTTCTAGCATTTCTTGATACTTTATTGTATCACATTTCGCGTCATTACACAACATCTTGCTTCCCTCCGTTTAGCTCTAAGGCTATTTTTCGCTCCTCTTCCGCGAGGATGCGCTCAATCAGCGCGAGCATTTCGTCTTTCTGCTTCGGCGTTAGGAGCAGATAAAGCGCCACCGCCGCTTGCACCTGTGCGTCCATGCTTCGACCTCCTTTTCGGTATTTATATCTATTCCCACAACAGGCGTTTGCTGCACGGCGCTGTGCAACAAAATAATAATATTTGCAAAAGATTGGGGAAGCGTAAATGGGTATTTTAGGCTCGCTTTTCGGCAAGAAAAAAATGACCGCTGCGGAAACTGCCTTTGTTAAGCGTCAATCGCAAATATTTGCCGACTGCATTCGCATCATTGCCAATACGGATAACATCGAAACATACTTTTCCCGGTACAAGCTTGCAGAGCAAACCGTAGCGCAGATAGCAGAGGTCGCAGGTGGCGATACTAAGTGTATGGCTGGTGGAAGGGTTTCCCCGAACGAATGCGCCAAAATGCTACAAAACGAAAAGGCTACCCATACAAACAGTTTTCTTTCTCGGTACATCCAAAAAGAAACTGTGCATATTTTCGGCCTATCTCGCGGGCAGGTAAAAAAGGCTCAAAGCATCGCGGCTATCGTTGACGAGTATGCCGACCAAATGCCGGAAGAAAGTCTCAAGCATGGGCGCGATCTATGTGCTAAGATGATTGAAAAAGTTGAAAGGGTGGTGAATCAATAATGAAGATCCCCGGCCTGTCCTTTAGTTGGAAACGTGCGCTCGGAATCACGAAGATGAAAAGGAAAATTTCAAAAGGAACTGGGATCCCAACGACCAAAGCAGGGCGGCAAAGAAAACTTGGCAAGCTCCTTGGTATGAAGTAAGGTTAGCCCTCGCCGCCTCTGCAACAACGGCGAGGGCTTTTTTGCAGACAGCGGGGATCGGCCGCCGCTGCTTGTCTTTACCGTAGCCCACTTTGGCTTGGTAATTCAATGCCGAAGCCTTGCAATAAAACAGCGCTCGACATGGCTCGACAAGACCTTATCTTGCGACTTTGCGGCGCGAAAATCGGAAAAAATTAAGGTGGCGTAAATGAATATTCAAGAAGTGTGTAGAATCCGTAAAGAAGAATTGAAACTGACCTATCAAGACATTTCCGACGCTTCCGGCGTACCGCTGTCCACCGTGCAGAACTTCTTTTCCAAGTTTTCGAAATCTCCGTCCATCTACACCGTCGCGCCGATCTGCAAAGCGCTTGGAATATCGCTTGATGAAGCGTTCGGGATTTCCGAACGGTTGACCAGGAACGAGGAGACATTGCAGGCGCGCAACGATGAGCTGGAACGCCATGTTGACGCAAAAGCGGACATGATTGAGATCATGCGGCGCGGCGTGCGTATCCGAAACGGCGTGATTGCTATATTGTTCCTCATCACCGTTTTTCTCGCTGCGTGGTGCGTGTATATCGATTTCCATTGCATAGATTACGGATTTTGGAGGGGGGTTCGATGAGAGCGGCATTGTATATCCGCGTCTCGAGCGAGGAGCAGGCGCGGCATGGGCTATCATTACAAGAGCAACGTGACGCGCTGACAAGGTATGCCAAAGCGAATGAAATGACCGTGGTTGGCATATATGAGGACGCGGGAATATCCGCGCGAAAGCCGTACAAAAAGCGCCCTGCGCTTCTGCGGCTGCTGGACGATTGCAAAGCGGGGAAAATAGACACGATCTTGTTTATTAAACTCGATCGCTGGTTCCGCAACGTCGCGGGATACTACGATGTACAGACACAGCTTGACAAATACGGCGTGACATGGCAAGCGACGGAAGAGGACTACGAGACGCGCACCGCGTCCGGGCGATTGAAGGTCAATATCATGCTTTCCGTCGCGCAGGACGAGGCCGACCGCACAAGCGAGCGGATCAAATTTATCAACGACGGAAAACGGGCAAAGGGCCAACCTGCAGGGTCTAAAGCGCCTTTAGGGTATATTGTTAAGGACAGGCAATACCAGATTGATAACGATATGGCAGATGCCGCACGAGATATGTTTGCGGCGTATATCAGACTGCAAAGCGTGCTGGGCGTAAAGAAGTATATGCTCGAGACGTGGGGCATTGACAGGGCGTATACCAAATATGTAAACTATTTCCGGAACCGGCTTTATATCGGCGAGGTGTACGGCATCGAGAACGCTTGCCCCGCCCTAATAAGCAAGCAGGATTTCGACATCGTAAATGATATTCTCCGCCAGCGGTCGCAGCGCTGCGCAGGAGTTGAGACAGATCGCGTTTATCTGTTCTCCGGCTTGTTGCATTGCAAAGAGTGTGGGAAAACGATGCAATCGGAAACGGCAAAGCAGATTTATACATACTACCGTTGCAGGACCCGCATGCTCGACAATTCCGCGTGCCAGCACAAAAAGAGGATCCGCGAAGACGCGCTGGAAGATTATTTATTGCATGAGCTTGAAGGGATTGCCGAGCGAAACAATCGCTATTACAAAAAGGCAGAAAAAAAGCCCACGCAAAGCGCGGACGCGATACGAAAGAAAATGAGCAAACTGAAAACGCTTTATCTTAACGACTTGATCGAGCTGGACGAATACAAGCAGGAGTATGCGAGCTTGAAAAAATCCCTTGAAGCGGTAGAGGAAAAGCCGAAAACAAACCTTGACGCGCTGCGAAATGGACTTGCTGAATATGACACTTACTCCCGGGAAGAAAAAAAGGAATTTTGGACGCGCTTTATCCGGAGAATTGACGCAGATGACGACGGCGCGTTTTTTGTAACGCCCCGTTAGGCATATTTGCCCTTGGTGTTCCCAAAGGTTAATTATGCCCAAAAGAACACCCCCGCCTTACGACGGGGGTATTCTCATTTTTCGAGCTTCCGCATTACGCTGTTGTACACGCGCTCGTTGACGATTTTAAGGCTGTCCATCAGCTCGTCCATGACCTCCCACGCTCTTGCCGGGGCCATGTCGGAGACGGCCTGCAAAAAATCGCTGTCGCCGTAGCTGCCTACTTTTTCAGACGCATAGGCTTTGACCGGCGCCGGAGATGCCGAATACAACATCGGTCTTTCCGGTTCTTTGGCCGCGTTTTGATTTTGGATGATGTACAGCGCCGCCAGCTTCTGGTAATTGGGCCAACTCGATTCCTCCGTCTCAAGCCGCGATATCCACAGATTGACCTCGTTTTCGTCGATCAAGGGGACGCACCCCCTTATTCCTCCATCAAGCTCGCGGCACGCCGCAGCGCTTCCTTTACGCGGTCGTCGTCCGTCTCGCGCATCATGTCGTTGATCTGCTCGCGCAGGTGCTCCATGCTGTCGGCGCGGCTGTAGTGCCCGCGGACGTAATGCGTGCCGCGGCGAGCATAGGAGCTGCCCCTGCCGTAAGTGCCGCGCATATCGGCCTGCCAGTCGCCGCCGCGGGAATAATCACCATCGCGGGAATAGCGACGCGAATAGTCTCCGTCGCGAGAATAACCGTCGTCCTCCATCATCTCGATCTTGTCGATGTTCTTGATGGTGTCGGTTAGCTTGTGCGCGATCTCAAGGTCGCCCGCACCCAGATCGCCCTTGCGCGCCAGTTCGTCGAGTTCGTCGCACAGCATATTGCGAAGCTCATACATTGCTTTCTTACTCATGTCCATTCTCCTTTCACGCGATTCTCTCAACCGTCAGGTTCGAGTTGGCGAAGTTGACGGCCTGAGTGCTGGTGTTTTCCATTGCGACCGTCAGGCAGCAGCCTTTCGGGACGCAGACCTGTGCGGAAACATAAATGTTAAAGTAGTTCTCTACCGCCGCAGGCGTGACAGTCGCCGTTGCACTGGTCAACGGCTCTCCGTTGATGGCAAGCGCCGCCGTGATGGCCTCAACCGTGCCTCCGGTGGGAATAGCGATGTTGCCGCCAAAGGAGACCCGAAACAGGGCGCGGTTTTGATTGGTGAGGCCGCGCAGCGTGACAATGCCTGCGCCCTGGCGATGCACGATACAGGGCTTGCTGTTGACCGCCGTTTCGGTCAGCGGGACGTTTTGCCCAGCAGCAACAGAAACAATAGTGGAATTACTATATTCAGCCATTTTTCTTCTCCTCCTTTTTCCAAGTAGTTGCCGCAAAAGGGGGAATGAAGCCGGATGCAAGTACATCTGTATAGCTTGGCTTGAAAAGAGCGTCCGCCTTATGCAGCAGATCGGCATAGTTTGCGAGTTCGACCATGCTCATTTCGGACTTATCCATAGCAGCAAGATGGTCTACAAATTCTTGTTTCAGCTCGTCAATCGTTTTCATGAGTTCAGTCCTTTCTAAAAATACAGCGGCGAGGCAATAGCCCCGCCGCGTTGTTGTCAGTATCGGCACGGGGCCGAACATTTTGTTGACGTCAACAAAATCGCCAACAAAAAGCTATGCTATGCAGTTGTCAGCAGCCGCAGCCCTGATTGCAGCCGCAGCCGCAACCCCCGTACTGATAAGGTGCAGGAACCTCAAAAGAAGGAACGGGGCGCGGGTTGTAATACGCGAACTGTGCGCTAACATAGTTGCGCATATCAAGCGTCTGAGCAGCCTGAGAGGCCGCGAGGTCAGCAGCAAAAAGACGCTGGTTCTGTTCAGCAATCTTCGCGTCCTTCGCAGCGATCTCCTGCGCGGTTAGACGCTGGTCGATGCCGCGGAACCCGCTGTTCATCGCGTCAATGATGTCGCGCGTGGCGTTCTGCACGGTGTTGCGCGTGTCGCACGCCTGCGTCGCCATGTCATAGCGCACCTGCGCGATAGCCGCACGGTTTTCGCAGCAGCAATTCGCGGCCTGCATCTGCATGGCGTTGAGCTGCTGCATCAGCGCCGCCTGCTGGTTTGCGCGGGACAGCTCGGACTGTGCAAAGCCGTTTGCCATCGCCATGTTAGTGCCGTTGACAAGCTGCGCCTGCTGGTAGAATCCGTCGCAAAGGCCCTGATTTACACTGTCGATCTTGCGCTCGACATTGGCAAAATCAGAGGTCAGCACATAGCCGTCGACCACGCCGCCGGAATTGCCGTTGTTGCCCCAGCCATTGCCGCCCCAGCCGCAGAAAACAAACAGGAAAAGAATGATGATCCACCACGCGCCATCACCGCCGAAGCCGCCAAAGCCGCTGTTCATCATGCCGGTTGGCGCAACAGGCATAGTGGCCTGAACGCCGCCGTCAGAAAGAGACATAGTATCACTCCTTTGAAAAATTTTTATTCATCAAATCGTGGCCACGATGTTGATTTATGTTGATGATTACTGCATCAGGCTTTGAAACTGCTTTGCCATCTGCTGTAACTGGTTTAACTGCGCCTGCGAGAGTTTGCCGCTTTGCAAGAGCTTTTCGACCTCCGCTTTTGGGTCACCTTGAAAATTCGCCTTGAACTGCTGGAACTGCTGCATCATGCGCTGGAACTGGCCTACCGGCCCCGGCATTTGCCCGCCGCCAAGCGCGGTCATAAAGGGATTACTCATCGTCCTCGTCCTCCTCGACCTTACGCTTCTTCTTGCCCTTTATTTCGCCCACAAGCGCCGCCAGACGGTCGAACTCCTCGCGGGTGACAAATTCCACGCCCTTTTCCTGCGGAGCCGTACGGGGCGTTTCTGCGCGCTCTACGAGGTCGTAAATCTTGAGCGTTGGCTTGCCGCTTGCGTCGGACTGCTTGAGGTACACAGTTGGAGCGGTGGAATCCCACAGCGCTACGGCGGAGTTGGGCGCGATCAGGTAGCCTCTCGCCTCCTGCTCGCTGCTCACCCATTGCACGCCGCCGGTCGCAACAGGATTTTGCGGCATGGGAGGCGGAGCAGGCTGCATCATCTGCTGCTGCCGCATCTGCATAAGGTTATCCGGCATCGGCTGTGGATAATAAGGGTTTTGATAGTACGGATTAAAAGCCATGTCATTCAGTCTCCTTTACCCAAAAATAAATCACAGTCTCATTGCTGCTGTCCCACGAGTCAAAGATCGTCCCGTCCTGCACGCACACCACATGACCGGACAGGGCTAAAATGTATGTGCCTGCCGGATGCTCGTCCGCAAACTGCTCGACGGTATAGCACAGCGGGCAGGTGTCCGGCACGATGTAGCGCCGATAACCGAGGGAGTGCAGATACGCGCCCCAGGTCGCATTGGCCGACGGCATGTCACCGTCTAAGTAGCCTTGTATGGCGAGCGCGAGATACGTTTCGCCCCAGTCTTTCCCGGTCGCTTTGGAGATCGCCCGAACGGTGCAGTCCCCCACGTTCTTTCCATAAGGCGACGGATTATAATAGCTATACATGCAGCAGCTCCGCGAAATAAACATAGGTGCGCAGCTCGTCCGGCTCGGGGAACAGCACCAAAATATCCCTCGCCATTTGCTCGGTGAATCCCAATGCCAAAAGCCGTTCGTACATGCAGCGCACCTCCTTTTCTGCCTCTATGGTACAAGAAAATCCCTTTCCCAAAGTGCCGGGAAAGAGGATGAAAAGTGTACGGCGAAATTCGTCGAACGATTGCGCTTGCAAATTCTGACGGGATATGCTATTTTTGTCACGACGTGCTCCATGCGTCATTCATACCCTTCCCATAAAGGAAAAGAGCCTCACCGTTTGGTGAAGCTCTTTTCCTATTCAAAGACTTCCGATGCGATTTTGCGGTACGCCTTTCGGCGATACTTTTTGACCGTATCCGGCGACAGATTCATTTCAAATGCCACCTGTACGCAGGAGCGGCCCCGCACGTCGCACTCGACGAGGCACGCCATTTCGTCGGGCGGAAGCTCAAAGGACCGAATGTATGCCACGGCCCGCCGCGGGGCCATAGAGGATAACTGTGCGCGGATCGCTCGGTGCTGCTTGTCCATGCTGTGCGCCGGGGCTTGCAGAGCGCTCACGCGAGGGGAGGCATGCCTCCCGCCCGTTTTCCTTTCGTTATTTTAGATTTTTTTCGAGGTATGCGTAAACATATTCCACCCACGCCTTCTGCGTCGCGGGTCCGAACGAGTTGTCCACATCCAGCGCGTAGCCGCAAGCGTTGAGAAACTTTTGCAGCCTACCGACCGCCGCGCCCTTGTCGCCGCGCACAAGCACGGTCTTGTCCGCGGGGTATTTCGGCACACCGAAGCCGCGGATATAGCGCCCGTTGATGGGGATAACGCGGTACGCGCACTCGTGGGTTTTGCCCTTGTTCCCCTCGAACACCGTAAAGCTCTGCCCGTCGCAGGCGGTCACAATGCCCGTGTGGTTGGGCGCGCCGGTGCAGTCCGTGAGGGCGTAGTCCTTGCGGTCGTTCCAGCAGTAGAAAACCTGTTCGCCGACCGTGGGGACGTGCGCGTCGTCCTCGATCCATTGGCCGCGCGCTTGATACCAGCGCATCTGCTCGCCGCAGCTGCACTCGATGGGGAGCACATCCGTCAGGCCGCAGAGGATCGCCGCCGCGGACACCATCGCCGCGCAGTAGTCGTCCGAATAGGTGAGCCTGTAGCCGCGCGGGTGCGGGAGGTAGCTGTTGTAGGCGTCCACGATGCGCTTATGCACCGCGTCACCGCGCACCGCGCCCTCCCACGCGGCCAGCGTGTCAAGAAACCTCTTCATTTTTCTTCTTTTCGGCCTGCGTGCCGAAGTAGAAGGCGATGATGGTCGTGAAGATCGTCAGAAACTCCGTCCCGCTGATGCTGCCGCGCAGGGCAAGCACCGAGAAAACCGCCGTGAGCACGATGGTCACGATGCTCTTGACCGTGAGCAGATTGGCAAGTCGATTTTGCATTTTTGCCTCCTTTACAAAAACCGCACGGCATAGAACTGCCGTGTTTGTTTGTTGATCTTGTTACACGCGCCGTTGATGGCGGCGACGTGCCCGCCGTCTAACATGACGGCGTATTCCAGCTTGAGCTTGTCCCGGCACAGCGCGTTGACCTGCTGCGCGGTCATGCTGCGGCAGTAGACGCCGTAGAGCATCCCGCCCTTGCAGCCAAGGACGGTGTGGTTGGTCTTGCGCAGCACATCGGAGTAGACGCCGGTAAAGCCGTCCAGCTCCGGATCGTAGCCGCCGAGCAGGCCCATGCCCCCGACCGCCCACACGACGTCACCCAGCGCCGCCGCCGAGGACACGCGGGCAATGCGCACCGCGCCGTCCGTGGTCTTATAGAGCACGCTCTCGGGGCGGGGATAGTGACAGCTCATGCCGCGCACGACCTTGCCGTCGCGCACGAGGATGGAGCAGGGCTGACCCTGCCAGCTAAAGCTCCCCGAGATCGCATTCGTCGGCAGCGGCCCGCTCATGTTGACAGGCTCGATGTCCCGCGCGATGATGCAGGGCTGACCGTACAGCTCGACGTTGAGGGGCCAGCAGTCCGCGCCGAGCTTGGCGGCGATGTCGCTCAAGGTTTGGTTGCCGATCCAGCCGTTGTCAAGCGCCCCAACGGCGCGCTGGATGGCGCGAATCATGCGGATTTCCTCCGAGGTGGAGCCCTTGATGTCCCTCATACCGTGCCCCCCGTCAAAAGCCACGCCATAAACGCGCCCACGACGGTCGCGATCATCAGCTCCACGACCTTCTCCCAGCGTTTGGACGGCACGGCAGTCAGGCTCCGCACATTGGCCTTGATCTCGCCGATGTCCTCCTTCATGTTCGTCTGGTCGGTCGCCAGCTCTTTGACCGACAGCGCCAATTCATTCAGCGCCCGCTGATCTACCTCTAACTGCTTGATGCGCCCCTCGTTTCGGAGCGAGCGGTCCTTGACCTCCTGCAGCTTCACAGCCAAATCTTCCATAGGCGTTGTCTCTCTTTCCTTAGGATAGAGCGGGGGCTATCCCCCGCTCTGTTTACTTGTTCAGCTCCGCGAGCTTCTCTGCGATGTCCTCGGGGATGGAGCCGGTCGTCATCTTGACGCAGTAGCCGTCCTCGTCGTAGGTGAGCTTGTAGCAGGGGGCGACATAGATCTCCGTGCCGGCGCGGGAAAGGTCGCGCGCCATGACGGGCTGCACGATGCTGTTCTTGACACCCGAGTTTTCGCTCAGGCCCGCGGGGATGTCCGTGACCTTGATGGGCTTGCCGTCGGATGCGATTCTCTTGTAAGTAGCCATAGTTTTGTTCTCCTTTTCTTTGTTCAAATTTTTGTCATCGGCGTATTTCTCGCCAGTGATCTCCTTGTGCAGGATTTTCTTCTGCTGACCCTGATTCAGCTCGTCAAAAAGGTTTGCAGCGCGTTCCGCGTCTCCGCCACATGTTCGCGTGCGCGTTCGGCGTAGGTTTTCTTCATGTCACTTCTCCTCCATCAAAAGAATTTTCGCGGCGTGTTCTGCGTCCTCGAGCTGCGCCCGCAGAGGGCATGACATTTGGATTGAAGATTATGCCGCACCGCCTTTTGTGAAATGCGACGAAGCAACGTTAGGAGCTGCCCCCCGGATTTTAGCATGCTAAAGTTGTACATATTGCACTCCTTACTGTTTCACAGCGTTTGCCTGTAACCATGTGAGTAGGTCACCGGTCGGCGGCTCAAAAAATGTGATGGTGCGATATGCCTCGTTAACCCAACTGTCGGTGTCCCAAGCATTAATTGCGTCATAATATATACCGGAACCAGGAAAAAAGGTTCCACGCACTTCAATTTTTTGAAAATTCGTAGAATTAGATTCGAAAGGAATCTCCATTGTTATTGAGCCTAAATTAAGATCTGGGTATTGTTTGATAACCCACGTTTCCTCAAACTTCGCTTTCTTTCTCGGCAGATTGTAGATCACGACGAACCTCCTACGACAATGTTACATCCTCCACCGTTTCCCACGTCACATACACCTTGAGATCCGCACTCGGCACGGTGTCGCAGACAAAGGTCACGGCATTCGCCGCCTGTGCAATGCACCACACGTTGGCGTCGCGATACGCGAGGACGCTGGACGGTGCGGGCGCAGGGAGCACGCGCTGCGTCGCCTCGTCTGCAATGATGCCGTTTACGGTGACGGTCTGCTGGTTGGATGCGTCCCAGCCGGAGGCGGAGAGAGTGACGAGGCAGGACTTGGGCAGCTCGGCTTTGATAACGCCTGTGATCTTCTCCCCCGCGGCATTGTGGGCGGTGGCCACGGAGAGCAGATTCTCCGGCGTTACGGTGTCCCCGGTCAGATCAAGCAGAACCGTTCCGTCGCTGAGCTGGACTTTGTTGTTGGCCATGCCGCACCTCCTCAGCCGATGGTGACCGTCTTGCCTCCCTGCGCGTTGTCGGTGTAGGCAATGGGGATCGCCGCCACCGTGACGGAGCTGAGGCAGTTGTACCCCTCGTCGGGCAGAACCTCCTGCGAGGCAAACGTGGGTGTGACGCTCTTGGCCTGCGGCTTCATGCCCTCGCTGCCGGACATCGTGCCGAGCACGCCGAGGACGGTGATGCCCTCACGGATGTTGGTGGGGATCAGCTTTGCCTCTTCGGCTGCGTCGATCTGCGCCTTGCCGCTGCCGTCGTGGTAGCCCTGGGGGATGGTGACCGGCTTACCCTTTTCCGTGATGCTGAGCGTCTTGGCCCCGTTGTTCGGCATGGTGCCGGTGACCTTGCTGCCGGTGACATAGGCCGTCTTGCCGGACAGAATTTCCGCCGCGCCCGCGGTGGCGTCGCCGGTGTCCGCGTCAAATTCGCAGGAGCCGGTGATGGGCGCGCCGTCCTTGCCGTGCGCGGTAAAGCCCTTGAGGAGCTTGTCCGCGACCACGGTGTCTTGGGTGAGGTCCATGAGGACTTCGCCGCTCGAGAGTACGATTTTGCTGTTGTACTGATTTTCAGCCATTGAAAATACCTCCGATAAAAATTGTTTTTCCGCCCGAGGGGTTTTCCACACGGGCGACCGCAATGGGATCAACGGTCACATTGTCTTTTAAAAGCCTATCCTTTGTGGCAAGCTCCTGCGTCTCAAAGTCGGGCGTCACGGTATATGGGCCGTCATACGGCTCGCCTCCGCCGCCCCCGTGGATGGTGACGTCAAACGCTACCGAAAGCGCCGTTTTCTGCGTCAACTCGAACGTGACCATCAGATCACCTTCCTACTCAGCGCACGCTTGACGTCAAGGCGCTGCATTTCCGAGCCGATCACGTCGCCGCTCGGGAACTTCACGCGCACCTGCATGGGGCAGACGGTCGGAAGCCCGAAAGTCTCCGTCTGCGTGAGGGGAAAGTGAAATTTGCCGTCGGAAAACGTGACCTCGCCCGGATAGGTCTTGACGAGGTTCAGCAGCGCGATCTCGACCAGAGAGACGGCCGGGGGGCTGAGCGTTTGTCCCTCGTTGGTGATCTCAACCTCAATGGAGTAAGCGTCGCCCTGTACCATTACGTCGTCACCTCCGTTGCGCTGACGGCGCCGGTGTCGTCCACCGTCAGCTTGAATTTTTTCGTGCTGCCCGCCGTCGAGGAGGGGATGATGATCTCGCCCTCGTCCACGCGCTGCAATAGCTCGTCGGTCTTCTCGCCGGTGTAGAGCATGGTGTAATAATCGCTCGGCATAAAAACCTCCTTAAACGATCATTCTCCGCCCGAGGGAATCGAGCAGGCCAAGGTTGTTGCTGGTCACGAGCGGGCCGGACTGAAGCTCTTTTTTCTTGCGGTAGTAGATAATGATGCAGCCGGGCTTGCCTGCGCCGCCTGCGCCTGCAGAGCCGCCGGTCGCCCATGCTCCGCCCGTTTCTGTTTTCGGATTTTTGCCGGATGGCGAAAACGACATGCTGAGCGTACCGACTGCACCGGCACCACCGCCACCGTGACCGCCGTCTCCTCCGTCGCCATAGTTTTCGCCGTCATTTCCGTTGGCTCCGTTTGCGCCTTTGCCGCCGCCTGAACAGTTGCCGCTAAGCGTAACAACGCTTTGAGAGGGATCATTCGAATCGAACTCGCCGTATAGGTTGATATAGACTTCTCCTGCCGAAGTCGCGCCGTTTGCTCCTTGTGCAGCACCGCCGCCGCCCCATCCGTTTGCCGTTACAGTTCCCGATGTCCCGTACTTGGTTTGGCTTACCGTTTTGCTGTTGATCCCGTAGCCTCCGAGATAATCGCCGACTGCTTGACCGTTATTTCCGGGGGAACCTCCGTTTCCGCCCTTTATACCGTTCGCGCCTTTTCGACCGAAAAAAGTTTGCGTCACCAAATCATAATAGCCATCGGCTGAGGTTTCACCGGACGCGCTTGACAATTCCCCAAATGTGCTGTTTCCGGCAGGCTGTGCCGCCGCATATTGGAATTTTTGCCCGGTTATTACATTTAACGATGCGATTAAAATTTTTCCGCCGGAGCCACCCTCGCCGCCTTCGCCGCCTTGACCGGCGGACGAACCGGAATAGGAGCCAGATGACCCGCTTTTGGACTGCGAAGAAATGCCTGCCGAGCTGCCTGCGCTTCCGCTTGCGCCCGTTTCGCCGCCGCCAATAACCACAACACGAATTTCACCGTCTATTACTGATTCCCACTCGCCGGAGCCGGTAAGCAGCACGCGCTCGTCGTAGTATTCCGTGGTTTCCGGCTGCGGGGGGAGGAAGCCGACAAGCGCCGCCATTTCGCTCTTGAGTGTGCCGCTCATGGTCGTGTCAAGGCTTACGATGCACGCAGAGACCATCTTTTTATCGTAGGGGTGATAGACGCTGACCACATGTCCGGGCTTCTCCTGCCCGCTTACAATGCCGTTAGTGATGGTCTCTCGGCACTTATAATAGTCTGCCAGCCTTTTAGCAACAGCGGAGGAATTGACAAGGGAGACGAGCGTGGCGTCCGTGACGGACTTGACGTTTTCCGCCGCGTTCTCTGTGACGGTTTGCGTCACAAGGCGCGTGTTGTGGATGTATGGCTTGCCCTTAAGCGAGCCGGAGCCGGATGAGATTTTGGCGTAGTTCGCTCCACTCTCCAAAATAGTAAAACCTGTCGCTGTGAGTGAGTGCATCGGCTCGGAAAAGGTAATAATGTCGCCCTGCTGAGATGTGCCGGAAAACAGCTCCTTTTCGTCGGTTCCCGCGATGTACTGATGCTCCGTAACGGTAACGGCGGAGATGGGGTCGCTATAGCTTACTTTCCCGCCGCTGGCATACATTCGGTTGCTGCCAATCGTGGACGAGACACCATCCCATAACGCATCAATGTGCAAAACGCCGTTTAAATCGGTCGTCAAATACGCGCCGATAGCAAACAGCACCTGCACAAGGTTGTCTCTTGCGCTTTTCCCCCGCCTATCTGCTTTTGGCTGGCAATACGGCAGCCATCCATATAGCTTGGTGTTGGCAAATACGCTTTTTACAACAACAGGTACGTTCCCGCAGATTTCTTTAACGGCCTCTGCCACAGTTTGCCCGGTATAGATGCCGCCTTTGTGCGCCATTGCCGCCAAAAGCCCGACCGCAGACCACGCAACGAGCCGATACGAGGTTGCGCCGGTGCGTGTAATTGACCGGAGATAATAGGTCTGCATGGATGCGTCGGAATCATTTTCCCAAACGCGGATCGGGTCGTTCTTGGCAAAAGCCATAATGGTCGGATCATTGCATCGGACAACCGCAGTCAGCGTATCCGCCGAAATGCTTTCGCAGCTTAACGATTGTTCGCGCGTCGGCTTGGCGCTTTCGGTTTGCGAAAAAAGAAATGTCCAGCTTTTATAGGTGATCTTCATGCTCACTTCTCCGTCAACACGAGCACCGTGCCCGTCCAGTATTCCGCCGCGTTTGACCCCTGCCCCCGATCTACGCTTTCGGGCGGCTCGCAAGTCATTGCAGCCGTGCGATAATCTCCCGTTTTAGGATCAAAAAAGTAGACGTTGAGCGTCCCGCTATAAAGCTGGGCGAGTAACGCATTTAGCTGCGTTTCGGTCAGCGGCATACAAGTACAGGTGATGACTGCTTTAATTGCCAAAATGTCTTCGGCGAAACTCCCATCGAGCATATATCCCTCGTTCGGACCTTTGATCTTTTTGTGCGTTACCTTATAGCCAACAGGAGTAAAGTACGCAGTGAAGTCAATGTTATTGATCTTGATCGTTTTTCTCATGCTCCACTCCTCACCGCTTCTGCTTCATTGTAAGGCACCATTTTCCGAGCCAGCACGGTGCCGTCCAGTTCGGTCGTCAGGTTGATAATGATTTGGCCTTCTTTCCCTGTTGCCATAGAGCCAATCCCGGACGCGATAGAGTTTCCAATAGCCGCAGCGCCGGAAGCTCCAAAATCAATAGATGCGGTTCCGAAGTCAAGGTTTTTCGAGATGTCGCGCTTAATGGATCCAAACTCGCTGTTCCAACCCTCCCCGAGACCCAGCGCCATGTTTTCGCCGATCCCAGCAAATACGCGAGACGGTGAGTGGATGCCGAGCGTCGATTTTACGCCGTCTACAATACCGTCAAAAAAGCCCTCGACCATGCTTTTAAGCCAGTCGCCCATCCTTTTTATGCCATCCCAAATGCCTTGGACAAGAGCGACGCCGATTTCGATTGCCGCTTCTCCGATATAGCTAAGAGACTGGATAAATGCAGACGCAAGATTTTTTACGATCTTGGGTGCTTCCGCCAAAAGGGTGGGCAGATTATCAACAAGCCCCTCAACAAGCGCGACGATAAACAGCGTACTTGCTTCAACAAGAGCAACAAGCGTGTCTGGTTGTGTCAGCACTTCCGCAATCTGTGCCACGCAATCTGCTAACTGCGGCGCAATTTCCGGCATAGCCGATGCAATTCCTTGCACCAATGCAATCAGCATTTGGACGCCTACGTCTAATAGCTGGGGTATGATTGACAGAATCGCTCCGGTAATTTGCGGCGCCATATCAGCAAGCGCCGCAACGATGCCGGGGGCTGCGTCTACCACGCCTTGCACTAATGCTGTGGCAGCATCTACAAGCGACGGCAAAACAGAGCTTACAAGCGACGGCAGTTGTTCCGAAATAACAGGTGCAAGCTTGACAATAAGATCGCCAAATCCCGTGAAAATCTTTTCAATGCGCGGGATAATGTTTTCTGCGGCCTTGCTGACCGAATAGGTAAAGTTTTCGATCAACTTGTCAAGGTCCGCGTTATCGTCTGCAATTCCGGTCACAAGGTTTGACCAAGCGGATTTCATCATGTTGACGCTGCCTTCGATGGTGCTGGCCGCCTCTTCCGCGGTTGTGCCCGTGATGCCCATTTGATCCTGTATTACATGGATCGCCTCAATCATCTTATCAAACGATACGCTGTTGACCGTTTCGGCTGTTACCTCGACGGTATCTCCCAAAACGCCGGAATCGTTAATGAGGCGTGCCATCTCTGTTGCCGTCCCGCCATAACCGAGTTTGAGGTTATCAAGCATGGTATAGTTCTGCTTGGCAAAGCCCTGATAGGCATTTTGAATCATTTCCATACTTGTGCCCATCTTGTTGGCATTATCTGCCATGTCAATGACGGCCTGATTGGCGACCTCTGCCGCCTTTTCCGTGTCTCCGCCAAGACCTTGCAGCAAGGACGCCGAAAAAGATGTAACGGTATCCATGTACTCGTTGGCAGACAATCCGGCGGTTTCATAGGCGCGATTTGCGTACTCTATTACTTGATCGGCGGACTGCTTAAACAGCGTTTCCACACCGCCGACAAGCTGTTCATATTCCGCGTAACCGTCCAAAGACTGTTTTGTTAAGAGGGAAACGGCCCCGGCAGCGGCGGCAACTGCCGCCGTGCCGATTTTTGCCGCCGTTTTCAGCCCGCTTCCAATTTTTGACGCAATTCCGCCCAAATTGGAACTTGCTTGATCGTCTACGCTGATTTTGACAAATAAATCAAGTAGATTCATGTTTTACCACCAATCCGCACCGCGCGACAATGTCGGCGGTGATTTCTTCGCACGTTCTGTTGTCCTGCTTCTTCGGCTCAATAATGTCCGCGTATCGCGCCTTGATGTAGTTCCCGCTCGCAAATCTGGCCGTATTTTCCGCAACCACGCGCAGCGCGTCCGTCACATAAATGCGGTACGCCTCGGTTTTCGCTCTCTCATTGATCCGCGCCACACAGTACCGCAGGAACGGCTTTACTTGTTTTCGCCCTCGGTATTCTCCTGCGCAGAGCCAGAGGATTTCCCGCTCTGCGCTGAGAGAAAAAGCGCGCCGAATGCTTCATCGGTCAAAAGTTCCGTCGCATCGCGCATCAGCTTAACGAGGTTCAGCGCACCCTTGTAGCTCTCAGCGCTCACGCCCTCAATAGAGGCAAGAATGGCGATGATGTCGCCCTTGTGGCCCTTGAGCAGCGCAGGGAGCGCTTTCCGCGCCCGCTGCGTCATAAACTCTTTGGCTGTCATGCCCTCCGGCAGCTTCTCGCGCTTGAACAGCGCGGATGCCGCATCGTCCTCCGCAATGTTGGCAATCGGGTCGATGATATCCGCGATGACGTCAAAGACGCGCTCGCCCTGAATGTCGGAAAGTCTCATTTACGCCTCCGCCGTGCCGGCCTTGATGTAGATTTCAAAGGGAACGGTGTCCTGCGCGCTCATGGAATAGTGGCCGGTAAACTCGAACGCAAACTGACCCTTGGACTTGTCCGCCGTCTTGAGCTGGAAGCCGCCCGTGGAAAGCGCGTTGAGCAGCTTGATAGCGATAAAGCCGCCGTTGGTTTCGCCGTTCTTGTCGGAGTAATCGCCTACAAGCCAGATATCGTCAAAGTCCGCGTCCTTGAGGTCGTTGCGTGGTGTGACCTTGGTCGTGTCGGTCGTCCCGATGTCCGCCGCGCCGCACAGCCGCTTTGCAATGGCGGTATCGGCATTGACAAACGTACCGGTCATCTTTGCTTCCCACGAATCGAGCTTTTTCAGCTCCTTCATGTTCTTCGGGCAGTTGTCGATATCCTCGCCGAAGTCCGAATAGGTCGGCGTAGCGGTAAAATTGACGCCGCCGGTCGTTGCGCCGATCTGCCCCGCCTCGCCGATGGTGCCGGTCGCAGGTGTGAAGTCGGTCGTCAGGATGCCGGCGTTGATCTGGAGCTTCTGAAACGCATCAGAAGGAATCTTGGTAAATTTCATGTCGTTGTCCTTTCATCAGTTTTGCGACAGGAACTCAACCGTGATGTTGAGATACCGCCGCTTGATGTTTTTATCGCTTTCGTCCGCGATGTTTTGGCACCACGGGGAGCCACGCTTGATCCACATTGCTCCGCCGTCATAGGCGACCATACAGCCGCCCATGCCGATTGCGTCGCTGATTTCTTGTGCCTTTGCGTTGGGCATCGCTTCGCTCTCGGTGTAATACCAAAGGCTGACCGTCAGCGCGATTTCGCCGCTTTCCCATGATCCCGTGATAAGCTCATAGGTCAGCCACGGAAACACCGCATCTTCCGGCACGTTGGAGGTTGGGTATGCGAAGAGAAATTGAGAAAACCACGCATGGAGCGCCTTATCCTTTGTCATTTTGGCAGCTCCTTTCGCTCCGCGGTGAAGAATTTCAGCGCCCGGACCGTCGGGCCTGCCGACCGCGGCGCAGCCCGTTCTTCCGGGTTTGATGTCACGCGGTAGGTGTTGCCGGTGGATGTGTCGCGAAAATAGTCGTTGTACTCGATGGGAACGGTCTTGTTGACCAGCGCGGAATACACCGAGGTTACGCCCTCTTTTTCGGCTCTGCGGGCCTCCATCGAAGTGTCAAGCGCCTGATAGTTGAGAAATTCCGCGCCCTCGGCCCACGCAACGATGTAGCCGCCTGCGCCGTCCGGCGTTCGCGTCTTTTCCATCAGCACGCATTTGCTTGCGAAATCGTCGAGTAAACTCACGGTTCCACCCCCTTGAGCTTTCGCCAGTCGTTTAACCGACTTCTAAAAGCGTCCTGCCAGCCGTTTAACGCGCCGCTGTCGTTTCCCGCGCTGCGTTTGGTGTAGGAGTAGCCCCCGAAGCTCTCGCTTTGATACGGGCTTGCAACGGCCTCCCCGTTCTTTTCTTCCCACGCGGCAATTTCGGTGGAAAGCGTCACGACCGCCTTCGGCACCGCAAGCGCCCACACCGTCCCTGTAAAGGTTTCATCTGTCAGGTCGATCACGGGGTATTGGTGTAGCCCGTCGTTGAACACGGAGCCGCAGATGCGGAAATACTGTCCGTTCTGGAGAAAGGGCAGCGTAATGCTGCCATTCTCCACGGTGAACGTGCCCTCGTGAATCTCCACAAGGAACCAGTTGTTCAAGTGCCGTAAGACTTGCTCAAGCATTACGCCGCCCTCCTATCAGGTTTTTGCCGTTACGTCAGCGCTGCCGGACTTGAGCGCATGATAGTTGCCGTCGCACTCAACAACGGTCACCTTCTGGCCGGTCGCAATGGTCAGGTCGCTCTTGCCGTCCCAATCGTTCCAACCGGCGACGTTGTCGCCGTAAGCGACGGTTGCGGCAGAGGCGCCGGACGTGTACTTATACTTGTTGCCCGCAGCAGCCTTTGCCGGAGACACGGTCAGCTTGGTATCGCCGCTCTTGGAGCCAGAGGCAGAGGTGACCGTCAAAGCGCCAAGCGCGCCGTTGTCGATGGTGCCAACGACAACGCCGTCAATGCGCTCAGCAAACAGCTCCATGCCGTTAATGACGGTGTCCGATGCGGTCATGTTGGTGTAATCAGGCTCCTCATGGATGCCGATGTAGCCGGTCGCGTCGGTGGTAAAGGTGAAGACCTCCTGCAAATCCGCGCCATTGACGGGGATGTAGTAGAGGACGATGTTGTCCTTTGCCGTGGCGTAAATCTTGCCCTTGGGGACGCTGGCGTTCATGATGAGCGTGCCGAGGCCGAGGAAGTTCTCGACGTAGCTCATGCCGAACGCGGTCTGCACGGTGATGTTGGCCGTAGACAGGTAATCCGCAACGTCCAGCGGATTCATGAAGTAGACCGCGCCGATCTCGTCATCCTCGAAAAGGACCTGCAGATTGCCCCACGCCTGCGCAAGGACAGTCTGGAAGTCCTTGCCGCTCACCGCGCCGGTGCCGGTCGAGAGGAAGTCAAAGAAGCTCTTGCGGATGCCCTTCTGCACGTCCTTGAGCATTTCGTCGGTGGTCATTTCCACCGCCTGATCGTAGCCGCGGTCGGTGATCGCCTCGGCAGAGGTGGCCTTGCGCCACTTCTTGAGCGTGATCTCCTTGTAGTTCACGGCCTCGGTCTTGTAGTGGGAAAGGGGGATGGTGTCACCCTCGGCCACAACGCCGCTTTCGAGCGTGCCGGTCGCCTTGTAGCTCTTAAGCACAGTGCCGGCCTGCTTGGCGATCTTGCGGGTCACGCCCAGGGCCTCCATCAGCTTCTTGATGGAGTAACCGAACATTTCGGTAAATTCGATCTCGCGCACGCGGGCGAGGTCATTTTTCTTGATCAGATTGGTTTCAGCAGCCATAATTAGCCTCCGTTCTTATTTTCAAAAAGATTGATGTTTGCAGCAATCGCCGCGCGGCGCTCCGACCTGTCTTTGATCTGCATGATCTGGTCTTTGGTCATTGCGCCGCCGCCGGTATTCGCCGGGGGAGTAGCGGGATTCGCACCGTGCGTCTGCGTGGTGGAGACAAGCCCCTTGTAAGTGCCGTCTACGAGTGCATCAAGGGCCTTGGTGTCCTTGATCTTCTCGCCGTCCAGCTCCAATGCGGCCATTTCCTCGCCGCAGCCGCGCATGGCAAGGTCGAGATTCGCGCCGGTGATGTTTTTGCTCTCAAAGTAAGCACGCACGGCCTTTTCCTTTGCCGCCTTGCTCTCCTTTGCCGTGATGTCGGTCTTAAAGGCTTCAAAGGCCGAGTGTTCCTTCTCGTACTTCTCCTTGTAACCGCCATCGCCTGCTGCCTTGAGGTCGTCCAACTGCTTCTGGACGCTGGGTAGCTTCTCCGCGTCCGCCTTGTACTTTGTGAGATCATCCTTGAGGGGGTCAACCACGCCCAAATGCAACGCAACCAAGCGATTTTCGATCTCTTCGGTGCAAGCCTCGCCGAGAATATTTCTAATTTCCGCTCTCGTAAATTTCGCCATGTTATTCGTTCTCCTTTTCCTTGGCCCCAATTCTTCGGGGGCGAACGTTGTATAAAAACCGCTGTACCTCGCGGGTTTTACCTAAAACAAAAGAGCCAACCACCGAGAAAAACTCGGTAGTTGGCTCCTATTGCCCTTTCCCGCGCCCTATTACGCGGAAGCTGTGTATTTGATTGTTTTCTTAACCTCTAAAACGATGTACCCATCGCCTTTGCGGCGAATTTCAGCATCGTTGCCGCGCTTAATAATGGCTTCAATGGCCTTGATGGTCTCACTATCCATTTTTCAGCTCGCTTTCCAGAATGTCCCGGTACTGTCCCGCATGGTCGGCGGCAGCGGGTTTCAAAAATGGCTGTGCCTTGTTGCCTCGCGTGTAGTGCCAGTTGCCTTTTTCATCCTGATACACCCACGGCGTAGGCCGTCCTCCGCCTCCCTCGGCATAAATGCCGGTACCTAATTCAACGTACTCGCCGTGCTCGGAATCCGTGCCGATGTACGCCGCGGGCTCGCCGTCGTCTACCACATGGGTAATGCTGTTGCGCAGGATGCCTGTCGGATTTTTAAATCCGTCACACAGCTTTTTCGCATATCCCTCTGCCACCAGCCCGCATTTTTCAAGCCCGCGAAGAATCGCCGCTTTGATCTCAGCGGAAACCTCCGCACTGTGGTCTTCGATTGTAACGCTCATTTTTTCTCCTCAGAAAACACGGTATATCCCCCGCCCGTATAGTGCTTGCATAGTTGTTCTCTCAATTTAATTTCGGGTGGGATTGGGGTGTAATATGGGCATTCATCATTCGCTCCCCAGTTTTTGCAATCAAGGCAGAGCGGAATACATTGCATCAATATACCCCCTTTATAAATTCAGCTATATAATCTGGTAGTCTACTATCCCCAAGGTGATATGCCGCCCACGCTTCCGCCCATGCTTCGCTATCCTTTTGCAAAATATCGCATTGGCTTTCTTTGTACCACTTTTGCACCGCCTCATGGAATCCCGTTGGCAATTCACGCTTTAGTTCCGCATATGCGTGTCCTATTTCGTGGTAATATGTAGCTTCTCCGCTCAAATTAAAGTGCCACATATGCCCTGTTTTTTCCATATACCGCTTATTTGTATCTTCTTTTGATTTCGCAATAGCGGTAGCATTTTTGTAATTTCGGAAGTTAAACCCAACCATAACGCCGCCGTCATAATCCCTCATGCCATCTCCGAAATTTATCCCCCAGAGGTTATCAAGCGTAACACCGTAAATTTGAGCGTCTTTCCGTTGCAATTTTCCCCCAAATCCTTTTTTGAAACTTGTCAAATCCGTAATGGCTTTAGGGGTTATCCCCGGCGGGAGCGTGTTTACCGCATTAGCGATTGTACTTGCTGTTTTGGCATCGGCCCCATTAAGTATGACAAAATCAATACCTTGGTCATGTATCCACGCCTCAGCCTCTTTGACTGTATTAAAGGTTTTATTTCCCTTTTTCGCTTCCGCTTTCTTCCACCCCGCCCATTCTGCATAGGTCATATTCGAAATAACCTCTGTTTGCCCTGTATCGGCGTTTCTGGCGCGTCTCTGCGCAGTAGAGGTATCTACACCCTCCACGGCGGCAATCAGCGTACAGCGGCAGTTGTGAACGATTGCAAAATTGCCATTGCACTTTCCTTTGCTTTGTGGTATACTTGTATTAACAAAATAATGGCCAGTGGTCGTTTGGAGGTTATAAACATGGCATTTCGCAACAATTCTGTTAATCCTGATGATATTGTCAGGGAATACCTCGCAGGGAAATCCATCAAGAAACTCGCGGAAGAGAATGGGGTTAGCCGTCAGGTCATTTATTGTCGGCTCAATCACGCCGGTGTCCACATTCGGAACCGCTCCGAATCCATGTACACCCGTATGTCCCAAACATCGGAAAGCGAAAGGAAGCGCCTTGCGTCTGCCGCGAATGACGCTAAGCGTGGACTTGCAAACACGCCAGAGATGCTTCACCGCCGCGCTCTTGCCCATAAACGATTCATTGGCGATTTTGAGCAAGATTTTATAGATGCACTTTCTTCCGCTGGCATTCCGGTAGTTCCTCAAGAGCCTTTTATGAGTTACAACTTCGACATCGGATGCGGGAATGTCGCCGTGGAAATTCACACGCAATGTGCTAATCCGCTGTCCAAACGTTACATCAAAAAACTCGTGGAATGCGTCCATGCGGGGAAAAACATGATTTATGTCTGGATTCCCCCCCGGAAGCATACTGTTTCCGATGTTTGCTATGAGCAAGTTGTCGCCCTCGTTAAGGAGTGCCGCAGCAACCCATCCTCTCGATGTCAATACTGGGTGGTTCGGTGTACAGGCGAAATTTACGCCGCCGGCAGTTTCGACTTCAAATAATTCTCCATCATACTCGTGTTTATAGCTTCTGACGATTTCTCCGTCGGAAGCTATTTGCGTTTCGCCGACGAAGCAGTTGTATATCTCCCACGGTGGCCCTTGTGGGTCGCCGGGAAAACGACAACCGTTAGAAAATTTCTTGTCTTGCGCCACTTGCTCGCCGTCAAGCATGGCATGAGAGTGGCGTGTCCGTGCGTCCAGCGTGGCCAACCATTCTTTTTTGAGCTTAATGCCCATCTTCTGCGCCGCCGCATAGCTGTCCATGCGTCCGGCGTTCTGCGCGCCGGTCACGGCGGTTCTGGCGGTGCGGATGGCAGAATCACGGCTCATGGTGGTAATGCGCTTTTGCAGGTCGTCCGCCATGTGCTTAATGCTCTTTCCCTGCAAGATGGAGCTGGTGACACTCTTGGTAATTTGCTTTTTGCCATACTCGAGGTCAATGCCACGCTTTAATGCTCGCTTCGGCGGGTAATATGGCATTAAATCCGGCTGCTCTAACATGAGCCGCTTGACCGTCTGCTCGTCCCAAAGGTCAAAGCCGACGTTGCCTGCGACCTGTTCGATGGTATAGGCCGAATAGTTGCGGTTAAGGGAGTATATACCAGGCGTGGCATCGTTGGTGTAGGACACCGCCACGGCGTTTGCGTCGGTCACGCGGTGTGCCACCTTGTCACGCATGGCCTTATAGCGTTCTCCGCGCCCGATCTGGTTCAGCCGCCATTGCTTATAGTCGGCCTCCGTCCATTCCTTACCGTTCTGCACAGTGCCGATCAGTGCTTTCATTTCCTCGTCTCGCTTTTTGAATTGCTCAAAATATGCGTCGATGGTAGCTTGCAGTTCTTCCCCCGCCTCGCGGTATAGCTTCGCAATGCGCCGTTCCAGCTTTGCAAGCTCCTTGTCGGTCAGCTTGTGGCCGAGGTCACTGTTCGCCATCGCCGTTCACCTCCGGCGCATCCGGTTCCGCAAGACTGCGGTCAATCTCTTCCGCTGCCTTCCGCTTTGCCATATCCTCGTATTGGTCAATGTCGCCGTTGATGGTCAGCAGCTTCTTCGTGATGTATTCGTCATCGTAATACGCCGCGCCCAGGAGGATGTTCTGCGTTTCCTCGCTCTTGTTGATGATCTGATTGCGCGTGTAACTCGGCTGGTCTTCAATGCCTGCCAGACGCAGAATCTCAACAATAAACCGCGTGACCTCGGATTCAAACTTGTCCGTTTTCAGATCCAGCGGCACATAGCTGGCCTTGATTGCGGTTGCCGTCTGGTTGCCTGCGGATACCGCCGCAGCGTCAAAGCACTGGAAATCTTCGTACAGCTTTTTCTTGAGCATATCAATGGTGCTGCTCGTGCCTTCATAGGGTGCCTCAATGGTCTTGCTCTCCACCTTTACGCCGTCGTCGCCGTCTGCGTGGGCCACATGCAGCGTTTTGAGCCGCTCCACAAACTTCGCATCATCCAGATCATCCATGCCGTTGCAGTTGGACAGCACCCAATAAATCAGGTTGCCCTCGTCCACGTTGTTGACCATGTTCGAGGACGCAAGATCGAGCGCGTCGATGGTGTTGCGCTTGCCGGCGATCTCGGATAGACACCGCTTATTGTTTTTCAGCGGCACGATGGGGAAACTCGGATAGTTCCCGCCGTCGTAGATTTCGGTTTCGCCAACTTCGGCCTTGCGGATAACGAGCTTGTAGCTGCGCTTTTCCTGCAATACGCTCATATCTTTGTTCTTTGGCTGAAAATACTCGGTAAAGCCATCCAGCTCGTACAGCGTCGCTCTCAACGGCTTATCCTGTGCCACCTGCCAGAACCGGATGCCGGCTTTCATCGCACCGTCTTCCTCATCGTAGAGGGGGACGAACTCAAGCAGGGAGAACACCCGCAAATGCGTCAAATCCCAAAAGCCGAAGGACACGCCCGCGATTTTTGCCTCACGTGCCGCGTCCATGACTTCCTGGTCAAAGTCCGGGCATAGCTTGCTCGGCGTTTCCTTCTCCGCAAAGGTTACGCCGTTACCCAGAAGATAGGAAACCTCCTGATCGACCGCCAGACCAAAGAAGCGGCTGGCCAGCTTGTGGTTTGCCGTCCACATATCCGTGTGGGAACGTCCCTGCATATCATAGATGATCTTCTCATAGCGGTTGATGGTCGGATTCAGACCGTTGTAATATTCCTCCGCATCCACCGCCGTTTTATACGCCGTGCTCTCGCGGTGCTCATTGATCGTGCTGCGGACAAACTCAATGCGCGCCTGCTCGTTTTCACCGACCGCCACAAGGTCGTTATATGTTTTGATAGCCGCTCACCGTCCTATCTGTTCCAAATGGGAGTATAATCGCTCTTGCCCTTTTGTCCGGGCACTTTCCATATCGATTCCGTCGCATATCGGCACGCATCAATATGGTGGTTGTTTGCATCAGGATAACCGCTGATGATCTCTCCATCGCGGTTCCTTTCGTACTCATAGGAAATAAATTCTTCTGCCGTTTTGGGGCATTTTACCTTGTCAATTACAATGCTCGACAAGCCTTGCAACCACTGCATGGAGCGGTCAATACTTCCCGGCCCTTTTCTTGCGCTGATGCAGCGCAAGCCGAACTTTTGATAGTCCGCGACGCTCTTAGGCTCTGCGCCGTCTGCGGTGATGAGGTCATCTCGGGTCAGCCCATAATCAATCAGCATATCAGCCGTTTCTTTGTTTCTCTTTTTGTTTGCGGTCATTTCCGCAAAAATGTATAGTGTTCGTCTCGCGGCGTCGTAATGGCAACGGTTAAATGCCCACGGGTCGGGGAAATAGCCCCAGTCAACGCCGTTATAAATGCGGTCGAACTGCGAAATTTCTTCGTCGGTAATCTCTCGCAACTCCAAATTTTCAAACACATTGCCACCCGTGCCGACCGGAATGCCGAGATATTCGTGCTGATATGCACGCTCGTCCGTCTCTTTTAAGTGTTCCGCCTCATCGATAAACTGCTGTCCCAGCCACTCAGGCGGGGCTTGCAGATATGTTGACTTATGGCATAAGCGGTCAGCGCGTTCTTCCAAACTGTCCTTGTTCGCCCAGTTGTCACGCGAAATAGGCGGGTTATAGCTTTCAAAATTCCAAAACACCGAGCCACCGCGCATTGTGGACTGCAAAATGGTTCGGATTTCCGCACGTCCGGCAAATTGGTCTTTTTCCTCAAAGTGCGTCACGGCAATATAGCCAAACGGCACTTTGATAGATTTGATTTTCATGGGGTCATCAGCGCCCCGGAACATGATCTTCTGCCCGGTAGGCTTATAGATCAGCTCCATCGGGGAAACCTTTGCTTCCCAATACGCTGCCATGCCAAGCTCCCCGATTGCCCAAATGTACTGCGCATAAACGCTATCGCGGATCGTGTTTGCCACCTTGCGTAGCACAAGCGCGTGCGTGCCCGGATTGTTTATCAGCAACAGGGGGACGAATACAGACACCGTGGACGACTTTAACGAGCCGCGCCCGCCGCTAAAATCGTAGTGCGTGTGACCATGATGGAACACATCGTGAGCCACATCGTAAAAAGCCGAGCCGATTTTTTCTGACAAGAGAATATCAGACATCAATAACCACCTTGACGGAATCCGTGCTTATTTTTGTCTCGTTCACTTCACGCCAGCCGAAATTGCAGCCAAGCGAGAATTTCGCGCCGTTCGCACCGTCTTTGTCGTAAAGCCGAGATTCGGCGTATTCCTCGCAGCGGGACTTCGCGCGCGTAACCGTGTCCGCGAACTCCGGCCTTGCTTGATAATCCAGCAGCGCTTGTCTCCCTGTGAATCCAAGCGCCAATGCAAGCCCTGTGATTGTCGGCGGCTTTGCGTTGATGATAATCGGCACCCCGTACTTATCTCGCACAGCGCAGCCGTCATCTCCGATAAACGGTTCGCCTGCGCACCTTTTGAAGTAAACGTCAATAGCTTCCTGCATTGCCTTTACGCTTTTCCATTTTCTTGGCGCTCCGCCAGCCATACGCTCACTTCCTTTCGTTTTTTGCTACCAGCCCCCGCCCCTTGGCCTTACATAGCAGACTTTACCCGCCCCGATGGGCTACAACGCCGCCCACATTGGGCGTTAGTCTTTTCACAGGGTTCCGGCATTGCGCTCTGTTTGAATTGCTTACACAGCGGCCTAATCATACGATTGCCGCCACCACACCACATCCATTGAACGCCTCGGCACTCGCGCAGAGTGCAGCAATGCCGGTATCCCACGGAACTTTTCAGCCCTGCGCCGGTACGTCGGTCGCATCCGTTCATCTTTACAAAGCCGGTGCCAGCCAATACATAAATTTCTTCGTCCTGCCGCTTTCGTACAGCGCACAGGAAAGACCACTTCCGCAGGCTTACGCTCCGTGCGGCTGCGAGGCAAGAGGTCACGCCTATGGTGCAGACGGTGGGGCTCGGACCCACGACATACCGGCTCACGAAGTCCGGTGCTCTACCAACTGAGCTACGTCTGCGTGTCCCGCGTTTACGGATACGACCTGAACTGAGCGGTCCCCGTATTCTAAGTAACGCTCGATTCAACGCGGGCAAATCGAACGGCCTTTCCCAGAGCTGGGCCTTGCTGACGGGATGCGGCGCTCGCCAAGTTTGGGCATGTCCTTCGTGCACCCCTGTACGCTGTCAGCTTTAGGACTTGGAACAGACGGCAGGGTTTGAACCTGCATCCGCCTCCGGGCGCGGTGCTCTACCGACTGAGCTACGTCTGCATTGAGGGGGTGGGTGCTCGTCTTTCCGAGCTGCCAGCACAATCACACTGCGCTGCGCCTTTTCATCAGCCGCACACTGTTTTTGCGGATTAACTGTCCGCCGCTGTGGCCACAGCTTGTGTGTACTTAACTTCTCGCGCTTCCTCGCCCGCTTGTGTGATTGGTACGGCATTGCAGTCCCGCCCTGCTTTAGCGCTTCAGGGAAAGTCCCCGTCACTCGCTGTGGTCTCCCCTTACGGGGCACCTATGCCGCATATTGCCCTCAACTGCCCGCCCCGAAGGGCGGGCTATCAAGGGAGGAGGAAACAGATGAAAAAGCAGAGGCGTGAAGAGCCTCGCCCCATCACGCCTCTATTTTTGCATAGGTTTTTCTTATTTTTCCCCTTAAAAGGGGAATTTTCAAAATTTTTTTAGATAATCGTCCACGGTCATCGGATTATCCGTCCGTCCGAGCAGATAATCGACCGACACCCCGAATTTATCGGCGATGCTTTCCAATGCGTCCGTTGTGGGCGTAGCCTCCCCCGCCTCGTACCGCCTCACCGCGTCACGGTGCAGACCGCACAGTTCAGATAAGACATATTGCTTTATTCTCTTTCTCTCCCGTAAGCGCTTCAAGCGCTCGGGAAACGCGTTCATGCCAGCACCTCCTCCGGTCGGAAACTCTCTTTGATCTCCTTGCCGTCTACCATGATCGCCACGGTCACATAGCGCCGCTGCGGATGGATGTACGTCACCACGCCGGTGCGGAGCGGGTACAGCTTTTCGCCGCGCGCGTTGCCCGGAAACTCCTCCGGTACCGTCATAAACTGCGCCCGCACCTTGTCGCCTACTTTCATTCTGCACCTCCAAACGCTTCCTCAAACGTCAGGCCGCTCTCTCTGAGGATGCCTTTGATCACGTCAATGGTATGCTGATTGTTGCCCGACAGCCACCACCAGACGTTGCTTTTGGAAATACCTACCGCATCGGCAAGCTGGCGGCGCGTGTACTGCCGCTCGCAGAAAACCTTTTTCAGCGCCGGATAGACGCAATAGGGAAATTCGATCATTTTCTCCCCACCCTCCGTTTGTATCGGTCTTTTGACCTCTGAATGTAATTGATCATCGCGCTTTCTTCGGCTATGCTGGCCGTTTCGTTGCTTTTTGCCTCTTTCTTTTCTTGCAGCCACACAGCGTATCGCTCACAGGTCGAATGACAGCCGACGCGCCGCTCCTGACAGTTAAAGCAGCTCATGTCATCCCACCTCGTACTGCGGACAGGCCGTGACAATGTAGCTTGTTTCGTAATGCCTGCGAGCGCCGCCGCAAGAATTCATCAAAACCTTTGTCCTGATCGCACGCCAGCCTTCCACCGGCTGCCACTTCAGTTTCCGCATTTCCTTGTCGCATTCCGACCAAGGGCATTTCCCGCAGGCGTTCTTACAGGTCCAGCAGAGTGTTTCGCTTTGATTTGCCATTTACACTTCCTCCACCCAGATGCCGAATCGCTCCAGCATCAGCTTTTTCTTGATGATATAGTCCTTTGTCTTAAAGCCCTTTGCGTCCTCTACGACCGTTTTCCCGTCGCGGGTATACACGAAGTCGGCTATGTATGTAACCGACCTCACAGCGGCTCCTGTGGGCGTTCTCTGCGCCCCCACGAGCTTGTACGTCTGCTGTAGCTTCAAATCGTGTATTTTCCCCGCTTTCAGCAGCAGCCGCAGCTCATCGTAGCGGTCTGCCTCGTGCTTGCTGTCAAACGTGATGCCATGCCGCACGGTTTTGCGGTTGTGGTACTTGCCCGTTTTTTGAGCAAGTACCTTTTCAACCACTTGTTTTTGTGCCGCAGGCCCGAGGCGCGCAAGGTCAGATGCCGTCAGGCTCATTTTCCCCTCCCGTCTGTCACCATGACCACGCGCACCTTGCCGAACTGCTCAAGTGCCATTGCCACGGCCTCCTTGGTCGCCAGCTTGTCGCCGTGGTCCCCAATGTCGATGATGATGCGGATCATGTGCCGTCCTTCCTCTCGCCGTAGGAGCAGAAACCGTCCGGCGGCATCCTGTACTCCTCGTCGTACCGAGCCCGTCTATGACACCACCCAGCCTTGATGTTTTTTCCATCTATGCGTAGCGACGTCGTTCCGTAGCTCTTGAAGTGCTTGCAGTCCTCGCACCGTGTCACAACTACGGCATCCACGGTGGGGCAAGCGTCAACTACTCCGCTTACTTCATCCAACGGGCAAAGTACAGCAAACTCATTGTCATATAGCATATCAACCAGTTTATCAGCGTCAATCGTCCTCATGGTCAGCACCTCCGTCCATCTTGGCCCCGCATACAGGACAGTAATTCCAGTTGTTCAGGTGATACTCGCTCACCGTCAGTGCACAACCGCACTCGGTACACCTAACAGCTGTGCCACCACCCGGAAACGTATATCGACCAGAATCATCCCACCGCCCATGCACCACCGGGGCAACATCAGCGGCGGGAATACTGTTGATCTCCTGCGCGCAGATTTCTGGATTTTCGTACCGACGTGTGATTAGATCAATCACAGCTTCTCGCTTAATGTATTCAGCCATTGTCAGTCCTCCTTCGGCTCGCCGAAGCTGCAAAAGGCATCGTCCTTTACTGGGACAGCGTACTCGCTCAGCTCATACCAATAGCCTTCGCAAGTACGTCCGTTTCCATCCTTGCAACTGTACTTACAGTCCTTGCACCGAGTAACGACCACAGCATCGACGGTGGGAAGTTGCTCCAACATCTGCGCCGCTTTTTCAAAATACGGAGCAGCGTCCATCAAAACCACCATGTTTGCTTTTGCGCGCAAAATAGAAACTCCCACACTGCGCTCAATGTATTCAGCCATTGTCACACCCTCCTGTTCCATGCTTCGATTTCTTTTTCTTTGCTGGGCAGCCCAGATACTTTCATCTTCTTTGTGTGGAGTCCATCACCAGCTCTATATCTCCCGCAACCGGCACTCCACCCAAAATCTGCTCTATCGTAGGTATCATACATATGGATAACGGTTGCAACTCCACCGCACTCAGGGCAGCGTTTCAATTCAGCCATTGTCCATCACCTCCACATAGCACCAGCTCTGCGGTGGGCGCTTGATGTCATATGGCGCTGCGCCGAACCTCGTATCGCGTAGACCGGTAAACTCGCTCAGTTTCTTCGGCACATCGTAGATTTTCAGGCCGGAGATATGCCAGCCGTAAAGCGGTATTCCGTGCCCATAATCCCATAGAGCCCCATTTTCAAGGCAAGTCTGAAATACATAATCATCGTCAATGTCATAGATGCCATACGGTTCGTTTGCCGGGGCAAGTCTATCTATGCGGTTACAGGTAAATTCCCCGACGACTTTGCCGTGCTTTCCCCACGCTCCGAGAGCAACACCGCTCTGAGTGCAGTAGATATAGCACTTAAACGGCGTGTCCATCTTTGGGCGCGTCTTGCGCACCTCGATCGTTTTATCTCCATTGATGATCTTCTCGCACCACTTCGGGCGGATGCTCAGCATAACAGCTTTACTCATTTTTTCATTGCCTCCAATGCCGCTTCCGCCTCCTCGCGGGTGAGGAATACGGTCTTGCCTATGAACTTTTCCGCATCCGGGAAGAACGGGGTCATATCAATGCCCAACCGTCTTTGCCTTGCGAAGTATTTCATGTTTTGGACTTCATGTTCTGAGATATTTCCGTCGAACACTCTGTATAATTTATCGCCCACCTTGCACGGCAGCACCACCAGCCGACCGGCTCTGTCGGCCTCGGTCAGTTCTTTCATTCTGTCCACATCGACGCCGTTGAACAGCGCCGCAATGATAGCCATATCCATGCGCATCGAGGTTACATCGGATGGCATCATGTGCGTGTCCTCGTAGGCGGCAAGGCGCTCAACGCCTTCCTGCTTGAATCCACCACGGTTTTTCATCATCGGGAATCCGTCTTTATCGCGGTATGTCAGTCGTTCCATCACTCCACCTCCTGCATCCAAAACTCGTAGCGGCAGTCTGTGCACTCAGCAAATTGGCTTAAATTGCAGACATACATCTTGTCAACATTTCTTGGGCACATCCCGATAACGCCATCATCGCCCATCATGCAGTTCGGCCACTGCTCCAGAAACACGCTCTGCCGCGTCTTGCGCGGGTGCTCCTTCGACCACTGCTCGACGGTAGCGATGATTCTCTTGTAATCTTCATCAGGCACGATGCTGCTGACGACGCATTTAGTCCCTTCAAGCTGGCAGCCCGTGCACGATCCACCAAAAGAACGACACATCCTTTTTCTTTCTTTCAAAAATTCTAACGCTTCCATCTTTTACCTCCTCCACCGGCATCCGTTACAGGCCTCCTCATGGGCCAGCGTGTAGTTTCCGCATTTCAGGCACAGTTCGTTCCGCAGGGCGTCAATTTCTTTCACCTGCGCCTCGATCAGGTCAGCGGCTTCTGTCAGATCATCGCCCAGCGTGATCGGCGTTTCCCACTGGTTCCCCTCCGCCCATTCTGCGTGCTCACGCAGCGCATTTACGAGGTTTGTATCTCTCATAATTCCTCCCTTATGTCTCCGCCCCATTGCTCCGCCATAGCTTTGGCGATGCCGGGGAAGGTCTTGCTTCTTGCTTTTGCCGTACGCGGGTCATTCCATCGCATAATCTTACCAGTCTCGTCTTTTGCATAGTTTGCGCTTGCCCCCACACTGTATCCACCTGGCAAAATATCTCCTGCATCTACAATGTTTGTCGGTCGCAAAGTGGGTAAGCCTTTTAGCCATAGGCAAGTCTTTTTTCTTGCGTGGTGCCCGAATTCATGCGGCTGGATAATACAATCAGGCTTACGATAGTGTGTAGACATATATCCGACCGGATTTTCTACCGCGATTTTACAAACGTTGGCATTTACAAAGGCCAGGAAAAACGCCGCAGCTTCTTCCCGCAACTGCACCCGTCCGACCGCCTTTTCGCCATATCTTTTTGTGTTAAACCATCGATTCCCTGTAACGGTTAGGTATGTGCACGGCGGGTGCGCGATCAGCAAATCCCATTTGCCGACGTCATGCGTCTCCCCGTCCATTGTGGTCACTTGCCCCCCATCAATGGCCTTGAGCGCATCGCCCAAAATATGCCACTCCGGATGTCCGCCGGACGGTTCCTGAATGTCGCAGGAATATGCCTCATGCCCCAATGCGCGGAACGCCTTACATACTTCCTGCGATTCCTCGCAGGCAACTAAAACCTTCATCTCAATACCTCACTCCGATGTAATCCAGAACCTGATCATATTCTGTCATGTCTCCTCCTAACGGGTATTCTTTCATTTTAGCCGGTAGTTTTTGGATCCGGTAATATTCAGTACGCAGCCTTTCGACCGCTCCGCAATGCGCGAGCCTATCGCCTCGTCCCAGTCCAGCACGCGCGAGATCGTCCACTCGGAGCTGATGATTGTCACAAGGCTTGGCTTGATATACCGCGCATTGAGCAGATCAAACGCAATGTTGCGATCGGCTTCTGTCGCCGTCCCCTTGAGAAAATCGTCGATGTACAGCACCTTGACGCTTTTCAGCGGATCAATGGCGTCTTGATATGCCTCGGCATCGTTGACCTTTGCTTTGATGGCCGGAATATCCGCACGCCATTGCACATAGCGCACCGGTAATCCGGCATCCATGAGCTTCCCGCACATCGCCGTGCAAAGGTGCGTTTTCCCGCTGCCGGGGCTTCCTCCGGCGTAAAACCATCTTCCGCGCCAATTGGCAAGATAGCGTTCCGCCGCCTCTTTAGCCTGCTTCTGCCACGGCTCCGTCGCGCGGTAGTTCTCCATCGTGCATCTCTGCAAAAGCTCTTTAAGCCCGCTTCTTTCGATGCGTTGCAGATTCCTTTTGCGGATGGAGCATTCGCACTCCCGGTATTCCGCGTTCCCGTCTGCTGATCTCCGCACGATGTATCCCACTCCGCCGCATAGTGGGCATTCGTCAGAGATTGACGGCTCCGGGGACGTTCCATTTTTTCGTATCTCTTCCAGTATCGTGACCATGTCCATTCATCGCGCCCCCTTTCTTCTCCAGCTCGCGTTTTTCCCATAGATGGAATTTTTGTTGCCAGTTGTAGACCGGCTTGCCCTCGGTGTCCCGCCAATTTGCGACAGAGTAAAAATCGTAGAATGGTTTGGGGTCAATAAGCCCTCCGCGCAGCTTGGCATATTCGACAACCTCGTCAAACGTGGGAGCCTTTCGCGGTAAGGGGGGAGGGGAGGATATATAGTCTTTGTCTTTGTCTTTGTCTTTGTCTTTGTCTTTGTCTTTGTCATAGCTTGATTTGCTTGGCAAATTTGGCATTTGCTTGTTTTGCTTGGCAAATCCTGCATTTGCTTGTTTTGCTTCCGCTCCGATCTTCCCGGCCTTGCTTCGCGCCTCGGATAATTCCGCCATTGCAGCGTTGTCCCTGTCGATCTGCGCCCTCATCATAGGGAAAAGAAACCGTTCGTTCCCGCCAAGCTGCGGGGCTTCGCCCGTCCTTGCATATTCTAACAAGGAAGTGAAAAGCCTCCCCCTCTCAGCGTCACCGAGTGGCTCTATTGCGTCTAAGTAATCGACAAACAGCTTGATGTAAGTCATATCCGCCATGCGCTCACTCCTTATAGGGGAGCAGGCAAATTGATACGCCGTGCTGGGTCATAATGTCGCAAAGGTCATCTGCTTCTGGTTGCGAGAGGCCGTCGATGCGGATCATATTATGTGCCGGATCATCTACATCAAAGATATTCTCGCAATCGTAAATCAAAGCGTCGTACTTCACACCGCACCTCCATCAAAACGGGAGGTCCCCGTCGTCCTCGACCTCGCTAAACTCGCCCGGGCTGCTTGATGCGGGACTGTATGCGGCGGGTCCATCCTGCGGCTTGCTGTCGGCAAAGTACACGCTATTGGCGATGATCTCGACCGAGCGGCGCTTATTGCCGTCCTTGTCGGTCCAGTCTCGCGCCTGCAAGCGACCGTCTACCACCACCTTACGCCCCTTGGCGCAGTATTGCGCGGTGCGCTCCGCCGTGCGCTCCCACGCGACCACATCAAACCAGTCCGTTCCGGCATCCTTGCCGTCGCGGTCGACGGCGATGGGGAAACTGGTGACCGCCTTGCCGCTCTGCGTGCGGCGCAGCTCAAGGTCCTTTCCAATGCGTCCCATGACGTTGATCCTGTTCAAGCTCATTTCAATTCCTCCCTGTTTTTTCTGTAAATCATGTTCTCCCGTGTCCAGCCGGGATATTTCGCTTTGAGGTAGCCGACGATGCAGGCGTATAGCGCCGTCCTCTGCGGCCCCTCGTCAAAGGCTCGGTGGCAGGAGGGGCAGAGCGTCACGATGTTCTGCTCGATGCCTCTGCCGCCCTGCGAGCGCCGTATAACGTGCGCTACAGGCTCCCCGTTGTTCCGCCCGCAGAGGATGCAGCGCCCGCCGTCGCGCTCGTATACGGCCTCCTTGACGCTTTTGGGGATGGACGTGGCCTTTGTCATTTTGTGCATCGCCATTCCTCCATCATCCCTGCCAGCTTCTCCGGAGACAGGGTCTCGATGTTTTGCTCCTGGCAGTCCTGCACCGCCATATCGATCAAATGTGACATTTGCCTGGTGTTGTAGGTGCTGGAGCCGTAGTACAAAATCACGTTGGTGCAGCCGGGGATCCTACTTGGCATGGTATCCGTCTGCCAGCCAAGCCCATTGTGTTCCCACCCGTTCCGCAACTTTTTCACGGCTGAATCGATCACGCAGACCATTTCATGATTGCCGCCGATCTCCCGAATGTATCTCCGGTAAATATCCGTCTTGGGAATTCGGGTCTTTTCGGCCAGCCGGTCAACCAGAACCCAGAAGTACGCATTGGCATCAAGGCTCCGCTTCTCGCGGTGCTTCTTCACGGTCACGTCAACGTCTGTCTCGTGCAGCTCGTCAAACAGCGGCCCGATATTCTCCCGCGTGGCGATGGTGAGCAGATACGCACCATCGCGCGCAAGGGATAAATCATGCAGTCGGGCTTTCATTGGCTTTTCTCTTATCCATGCAGCCCCAGCAGAGCGGAACGCCGTACTTCTTCACCGCGCCTTTGGAGATGTCGCTCACGCTATAGAACTTGTCGTTAAAGAACTGCGGTGTGATTGGCTGCTTGCAGTCTTGGCAGGTGTAGTCAAACTGTTCCTTGTACGCCTGGTTGAAGGACTGCATTTTTTCCTTGCTCGGCTTCTGCTCTGCGGTTCCTGGCGTGTACTTGGTCGCGTCCTTCGCCCAATACACATCCGCACCAAAACCGAGCGCCTTGCAGGCGACGGAGATAGCATCGGTCAGCGCCATTTTGAAGCACTCGTCAGAGGTGTAAAGGCCGTTTCGTTCACTGGCAACAAACGCGCTGCCGCCTGTGCCGGGGATCGCATCTGACCACGCACCATCGACCTTGATGTAAAGATCAATGTCAACAAATGCGGAAACCTCGTTGTTCGCGCCCTGCTCCAACCGCTTATCCGTGATAACGTACTTCCAGCCGATCCCGCAGGGGCCGAACTGCTCCGTCAGCGCCTTAATGCGCCACATGGGGTTAATGTCGGTCTTGCCTTTCAGCCTCCCCGCTTGAATTTCGCGCTGTGCGGATGGCGGGACTTGCCGCACGCTTTCATAAATTCCAAGGTTCTCCATCACTTCACCCCCATGCTCATGCCCTGTACAAGCGTCGCACCGTCGATTTCGGCGCCGTTTTTCAGCAGCGGGGCAAGGTCGGTCTTGCTCACCGTGGGGGCGTTGTAAGTAACCTCGCCGTCGTGGCCGTTGGCGAGCATCCATGCAACCACCGCGCTCATGTCGGAGACCTCCACGCTGGTGGTCTTGCGGTAGCTGATGGAGCATCGGGGAGTGGAAAACTTCTCGCCGTTCAGCACAGAATCGAGATATTTTTTCTTGCTCTCTGCCGCACGCTCTAAAGCCTGTCTGCGCGCCGCGAGGGACTTCTCTTCTTCGCGGATCGCCTTTGCTTCGGACACGTCGTTTTTAATCCAAAGCGCGATGTTCTCGATCTTCTGCTCTCTTGCCATGTTCAGCTCCATGAGCTTTTCAACGTCAAGGATTTCGCCGGTCTCGGCATCTACACATTCCGCAAGCGCGGAATCAATCTGATACAGGTTCATTGCTTTCCTCCTCAAAAAATTCCTCACCGCAGAACGGGCACTCGGCGACCGTCCGCGTTTCTATTCCGTTCTCGCCGTCAAGGTTCTCACGCACCTGATAAGTGTACGGCTCAAAGAAGATCGCGTGGCAGGCTTCGCATTTGTAAACCATGTAAATTACGACCTCCCCGCTTTCCGTATCATCTCCGACAGGCCGTATGTCCGCCCGACAATGGACGCTATCCGCGCCATCTCGATCTTGCGGAGCACCTCGGCTTCTGCTGGGTCGTTTGACAAATAGTAGCCCTTGCCAAAGTTCATAATGCAGTATTCTTCGCCGTCCTCCTCGCATCGTGCCGCCTCGATCACCTTGCGCAAGTGCCGGTCTGTCCAGCCGGTCATTTCGCAGAGCTGCCAGCGGCGTAGCGCGTTCTGGGCGCCGACGCGAAGATGGTTTCGCAGAGTGATAACATCGTCTGTCATAGCGACACCTCGGCAAACTCTCCATCAATAAGTTTGTACCATATATCAGCCTTGATCCGCTCGCCGTCAACATACTCGGTCTTAACGCATTTTGGAACGTACCTATTCTTGGCTTCGGAATATTCCCATTCGGCAAGAGTAATCCAGCTCCCCGCTTTTGCTTTAACAGCAGAGTCGCGACCTGCGCAGCAGATAACCGAATCTTTACCTGCACTTTCGATCTGAGCGGAGTTGCCGCTGCTGCCGATCTGAGCGTAGTCGCCGCTGCTGCCGATCTTGGCGTAGTAGCCGCTGCTGCCGATCTGAGCGGAGTTGCCGCTGCTGCCGATCTGAGCGTAGTCGCCGCTGCTGCCGATCTTGGCGGAGTTGCCGCTGCTGCCGAT